CAACAGCGTGGTCTTACGGAGAACATTGAGGGAGAAACCCTTGATCGTCGTCAGATGCGTGATAGATTGGCAGAGGATATGGCACCTATAGCATTAGCAGAGGGAGCTCGCATTATTAACGTAGATGCAGATCCAGATCCAACACATAAGCCGGAAGAAGCATCATCTTTTGATAATAATAGTCCAACATATTCGGAGCCAGTAGATATCTATAATGAAGACTGATAATTAGATATATATGGCTGATCCAAAAGAGAATGTAACCCGGCAGAACATACCACAAGATCCAAGAAATCCTAAAGATCATTTGGATAGCGGGTTTGAGAATTCTCCGTCTTTAGATTTTACTATCCCTCCAGTTGGTATTGAGGATATTGATATTGCAATTCATCGTTTATTTGATAAGACCATTGGTTTTAACACATTTATGATGAGTGCTAATAAAGGTCCACAGAACATAAAAAAGCCATATGTTATATTTGCTACCGGTGAAAGATTTGCATTAGCTAAAAGATTGAAGCCTCCACGGGATAAAAATAAAGTATTAATATTGCCGGCTATCTCTATAAGAAGAACAGCAATAGAACAATCTAAAGATGATATCATAGCACGTGGTCTAAATGGTAAGACTGGAGTTCTTACTATCAAAAGAAAGTTGTCCCCAGAAGATAGAGACTATCAAAATCTTGTTAACAAACAGGGTCTTAAACACTTACAGAATGTTTTGTCTGGATTGCCGGCTACTACCAGACCTACTGGAGATGACAAAGGAGAACTCGAGGTTGTACAAGGTGGTCTATTGCAAGATCGATTATCTGCCAATAATATATATGAGATTATAACCGTCCCGCAACCACAGTTCTTTACAGCAAAGTATGAGGTAGTATTTTGGACAAACTATACTCAACATATGACTTATCTCATACAAACGTATATGAATTCATTTTTGCCACAGTTTAGAGGTCATAAGTTAGAGACGGATAAAGGATATTGGTTTTTAGCATATACTGAGGATACTTTTAGCAATGGCGAGAACATAGATCAGTTTGAGGGAGATGAGCGTTTAATAAAATATACTTTTACAATCAATGTTAAAGGTTATTTGTTAGCAGCTCAAGCTCCTACTGATGCTGTACCTGTAAGAAGATGGATTAGTTGTCCAAATATAGTGTTTGACGTAGCTATAGCAGGCGATGTACAACCCAAAGAACATTTAGAAAGACCGCCTCAGAAAGATACTGTGCATGATGGTTTTACACTAACGGATATTAATATAAGTCCAGAAACTAAACAAACGTCCACTACTATGCACCGATATGCTGTTAATAAAACAATAATCGATCCCATAACTGGAAAAAAGAGAAAAAAATACGTATCTATTTTAGATACCAATCAAAAGAAAGGTGAGACAGTCTTTGCAGCTTCAGATATTGAAACATTAGAAGAATATTTAATATCATCTAAATAAACAGGAAAGACTAGGGTAGTTGCTCTAATTAGAAAAAGAAAAGGCAGCTATCTCAACTATAGATAAGAAGGATAAAATCAATGCCACAGCAACTTTTTAATTTCCCAGGTTATTATGATCGTGAAATCGATCTCACCGCAAGATCAACCGGTCCCGTTGGAATTCCTGCTGGTTTGGTGGGTGCATCTCTTAAAGGTCCAGCATTTATTCCATATACGGTTGGCTCATTTAACGACTTTGTAACGAAGTTTGGTGGTTATGATCCAAAATTGCCTATTCCATATGCAGTAGATAAGTTTTTGCAAAATCGTAATGCTCTCACATTTGTAAGAATTCTTGGAGCCGGATCTAATATTACAGCAGCAGATATTGATGCAACTCGCACCGCCGGAATTGTTAAAAATGCAGGATTTAAGGTTAGTGGAGTTGTAGGCACTAATAATGGTAATCGTGGCGTTGGAGCTGTACAGTTTTTAGTGGCTCGCCATGAACTACAAGCTGAACAAGCAGTCGGCTTCCCAATGTTTACAAACAATGACAGTTTTGCTGATGCAGCGGACGGAGCTGGTTATGTTAATCTTATCCGTGGCGTATTATTTGTTGCTTCTGGCTCTAGAGTTGTTATTATGTCTGGTAGCAATGAAAGCTTTTCTCCATTGCTTGATGATACAGCAGTATATAGCACTCCATCTAATAGCGATGAACCTTATTTTAAGTTAGTAATATCTACTTCTCTCGGAACTACTTTCGGAACAGCCGATGGATTACCTGGTGTTAGAATATTATCTGCATCTTTTAATCCAACCTCAGACCTCTACTTTGGCAAGCTTCTTAATACCGATCCAGCTAAGTTCGAACAAGAGCAACACTTTTTATATGCAGATTATGCTGTTGATGATGAAGTCGCAACGGTTGTACAAAATACTGTTTCCGGTGTTTTCATTGCTTCCGGTTCTGCAAATACATCTACAACGTCTGGTCTTTCAACAACCGACTTCTTAGAGCTCTTTGGACGTTTCGATACTAGATTTAAATCACCAAAAACCCCGAGCTTTATTTCACAACCATATGGTTCAACAGAATATGATTTATTTCATATTGAAGCAATTGATGATGGTGCATATTCTAACGATAAGATTAAAATCTCTATTCAAAATATTCTTGCTTCAACTAATCCAACAAATCCATATGGCACATTCTCATTAGCAGTACGTAGATTTACTGATAATGATTATAACTTAGAAGTAATAGAACAATATACGGATCTTACTCTAAATCCAGAAAGCGACAAGTATATTGCTAAAGTTATTGGTGATGCAAAGGCTTTCTATAATTTTGATGTAGAAGATCCAAATGATCGTAGAATTGAACGTTCTGGCAAGTATCCAAATCGTTCGAACTACATTCGTGTAGTAATGAACCAACAAGTTGAGGAAAAGAAAGTTCCGGCAACTGTACTTCCATTCGGTTTCCGTGGCTACAAAGTACTTAACACAAATCCAACATTTACCGATATATCTGGTTCTTCTGGCGAACTACGCCTAGCTGGTAGTGGCTCTGCTGAAACGTTTGGTTGTGAAGGTGCTATTATACCTCCGGTACCATATCGTTTCAAAGCTACAAGAGGAGCAGTAACCGGTAGCGGCTTAGTATCTTTGCCTGGTGCTCAAGAAATTTCTGATGCTAGATTATACTGGGGCGTCAAGTTTGAGCGCAATAATAACGATGTATTGAACACAAACATCAATGGTGAATTGAACAACATTATTCCTACGTTTACTAAGTTCTCTGGTATCGAGAAATTAGACGTACTAGTAACCGGATCGTCTGTTGATGAATTTAACGATAATAAGTTTACTTTAGCAAGAGTTGCACTTGGTGTAACTTCATTTAATCAGCTAACGTCTTCTGTGCAAACACAGATGAAAAACGCAGTCTATGTTAGAAACGGTAATGTTGATCCAACAACATATACAGTTACGGGTAGCTGTGTAAATGGTAATCAGTTAACTTTTGCTAGCTTAATACACTCTGGTACACAACCGGTCGAGTTCAATAGATATAATAGCTTTGCAAAATTTACTGCATTCTTATACGGCGGTTTTGATGGTGTTAATATCCTAGATAAACATGCTGTTAACTTTGATGATCAATCAACATCAACAGAAGCCGGTGTTGGTGGATTTGGTGGTGCAAATCCAAGTTATGATAGTCCAGGTTTTAATTTTAATCAAAATGGTAGCGGCATTGTTAATAACCAGATTAATTCTTATAGAGTTGCTACAGATATCATAACAAATCCAATAGCTTCAAATATCAATATATTGGCACTTCCCGGACAACGTGAACCATTCGTAACTGATTATGCTAGCGATGCCGCCGCCAATTACGGTTTAGCTCTATACCTTATGGATGTACCAAACTACAACTCTTCTGGTACCAGAATATTTGATGGCACAACTACAGGCACAGCTAGCTATATTAACGTACAAAATACGGCTACAAGCTTCGATACCCGTTCTATTAATAATACATTCGTAGCTGCTTATTTCCCAGATGTAGTTATTAATGATCCAGCAAATGGAAAAAAGGTTACAATACCTTCTACTGTTGCGGCTCTTGCAGCAGTTGGTTATAATGACAAAGTTTCTTATCCATGGTTTGCTCCAGCCGGATTTAATCGTGCTGCGCTAAACTTCGTATCTCTTACAAGAACAAGAGTTAATCAGGCCGAACGTGAGAAACTATATCAAGTAAGAATAAATCCAGTAGTCAAATTCCCAAATGAAGGTTACGTAATCTTTGCACAAAAAACATTAGATCATGATCAAACGTCTCTAGATAGTATCAATGTTCAACGCATGGTAATGGACGTACAGAGACAAGTTATTGATATTGGCAATAGATTAATTTGGCAACAGCTTACACCAGCTCTTTATCAAGAGTTCGTTGCTAGAGTAACGCCAGTACTAGCATTAGTTCAAAATCGTGGTGGTTTGAGACAGTTTAAAGTTGTTTGCGATAATACAAACAATACAGAATTAGATCGTGAAAACAATAGAATGAATGCAAAAATTTACTTGCTTCCAGTCAAGGCAGTTGAATTTATAGCAGTTGACTTTATTATCACCAGAGCAGGTGTTCAATTTGGCTGATAATAATAGTTAAGAATGAAGAAAGTTTAAATTAGAAAAGGCATATAAACAATGACACAGATATCATTTAAATCAGCCGGTGTTTCAGCTAGAACCATAAATTTAACAGGACCAACCGCTATTCAACCAACCGGTATACCAGCCGGTATAATCGGAACAGCAATCGCTGGTCCAGCATTTGTTCCTGTAACCTTAGCTACAGTTAATGACTTTATTGCAACGTTTGGCGAAACAAATAATGACATATATGTTGGTCCATTAGCCGTTTCTGAATGGTTAAGAAATGCACAGGCTGCAACTTTCATACGTGTTCTTGGTGCCGGAAATGGAAGTGCTAGACAAACAACCTCTCCACGAGGACGTGTAAATGGTGCTGGTTTCGTCGTAGGACAACAACTTCCACAAGGAGATAGTGGTGTAGGCGGCGCTCTAGGAAATAATGCGTATGCTGTAGCCGGAAATCCAGAAGGAAGAACGTACTTTTTAGGCGCATTTATGAGCCAATACGAAGTTGATGGTGCAAACACAGTAGTCAGCTCTACAATATTTACTGATGCTGGAAAGTCTGCGGCTGCTGTACCGGTTATTCGTGCAGTCCTTTTTGCCGCATCAGGAACTCAGCTTTTTCTTTCTTCAGCATTTGGCGGCGCCAGCGCAAATGATCAATCTGTAACCGGATCTGTAAGACTAAGTGGCTCTTTACAAGAATTCGTAATGTTTGTTTCCGGACAAACAAATACAAACGTTTCATATCCAAACGTTATAACTGCTTCATTTGACATTACGGCACCTAACTATCTAGGTAATCTTTTCAATAGAGATCCATTTAAGATTGAAGAAGCTGGATATGTTCTTCAAACAGATTGGGTTATTCATCCAACCTTTGCATTACCAACCGGTTCCTCACTTATTTCAGGTTCTTCTGAAGTCTTGGCATTAAGAAGTGCCGGATATGAGAACGTTGCATTTCTTGTTACCGGTTCTCAAGCAAGAAATGTAGGTACCACAACTGCTCCAAATTTTGAAAACTTCGAAGATAGATATCGCACTCCAAAAAGTCCATGGATCACTTCTCAAAAGTTTGGTGGATTTCCAGTAAATCTTTTCCGCATACATTCTCTTGATGATGGAGATTATGCAAATAATAAAGTTAAAATTTCTATAGAGAATATTACTCCAAGTTTAACGGATATATATCTTTATGGCACGTTTGATCTTCTTGTAAGAGATTTTGCTGACAACGATAAGAATAGAGTGGTATTAGAAGCTTTCCGTGGCTTATCTCTTGATCCAACTTCTCCAAATTACGTTGCACGTGTAATAGGTGATTACCACACGTTCTACAACTTTGATGCTAATGAAGGAGATGATAAGTTAATAACTGTAGGTAACTACACTAATAACTCTAAATACATTCGTGTAGAAGTTGCAGATGCAGTCGATGCGCAGGATGTTGACCCAACAGCACTTCCTGTTGGTTTCCGTGGACCAGCACATTTAGTTACATCAGGTTCTGCACCATTACAGGCATTTGATGCTCAAGATGAGTTTGGTTATTCTGTAGCAAATCCATTAAGAGATGTTGTACAGATGCCAGTACCATTCCGTCAAAATCTCACAAGAGGTCTTTCACCAAATCTTACAGTTGACACCGGATTATATTGGGGTGTACAGTTTGAACGTAAAATCAATGCTGTTCAAACAAATATTTCGAACATAAGAGAAACTTCAATTGAAAGCTTTGCTTCATATTTCCCAGATTTCCAACAAGATACAATGAACTTTGTCGTAATGGACAATCAGGGAACTCCAGATACAGCAGCAAATGGTATACTAGATGCTGATCGCTTTAACAATAATGCTTTCTCTCTTGAAAACATTCAAATTAAATACACTGGCGCATCAATAACAACGTCATTACCAGATACATTAAACGTTGTAAGCTGGAGCTACGTTAGAAATGGATCCATTACACCAGATTTAGTTAATCAAACAAGAGGTTTGGCTGTAGCTGATTTAGCTGATCCAACAACACGTCAGCTTGCTAAGTTCAACATGTTCTTACAAGGTGGTTTTGACGGTGTTAATATCTTTAATCAAGCAGAACGTTATCTAACCAACTTAGCGGTTAATAAAGAACTAGAATACCCTTCACGTGGATTGCAAGAAGGTTCAGCAGTAGTTGCATATAATACCGCACTTAACCTAATGTCTGATGCAACAGAAGTAGATATTCAAGCATTTGTATTACCAGGTATAACAAATCCTGTTTTGACTGACAGAGCCCTTCAAATTGCTGAAAATCGCTTTGATGCAATCTTTATCATGGATATTGAAAAATATGATACAAATAACGGTCTAGTATCCGGAAGTGATCAAATAATATCTGTTAGAAATACTGTTAATGCATTCCGTGATCGTGGTATCAATAGTTCTTTCGGAGCTTGCTACTTCCCAGACGTAATCATGCAAGATAATATAACTCCAAATACATTACGTCAGGTACCAGCATCAGTTGCAGCTCTTGGAGCTTATTCTTATAATGACTCTGTAGCCTTCCCATGGTTTGCTCCGGCGGGATTTGCTCGAGGCGCTCTTGCAACAACGCAAAGAGCTACAATAGAGCTTTCTAGACAGAATATGGATGATTTATACGAAGTAGATATCAATCCAATCGTATCCTTTGCTGGTTCTGAAGGATTGGTAATCTGGGGTCAGAAGACCATGTATGCACAACAATCTGCTCTAGACCGTGTAAACGTTCGTCGTCTACTTCTCTCTA